ACAACATCGTTGGAGAGTAATAAAATGGCTAAGCTTGACCTGAACATTAACGATTTCCAAAACATTCAACCCGCTGCTCCGGAGATTCTCCCGGCTGGCGAGTACGTCATGCAGATCATCAAGTCCGAGCGCCGCGACACCAAGTCCGGCAGCGGCTGGTATTTGCAGTTGGAGTTTGATGTGCTGAGCGGTCCCTGCGCGCCGGGTCGCAAGTTTTGGGATCGACTCAATCTCAAGAACACCAACGAGCAGGCCCAGAGCATTGCTCAGCGGCAGTTCCACGCGATCTACACGGCACTCGGAATGGCGCTTCCGCCTTCAGAGTCCGATGAGCTGCACTTCAAGCCGATCCGCGTGGTGATCAAACACAAGGAGAACAAGCAGGGCACTCTTGAGGCGCAGCCCAAGTATTTACCTGCTGAAGGCTCCGTGTCGCAAAAGGTCGCGGCTGTAACCCCTCAAGCCGCAGCGCCGTCTCAGGCCGGTGCACCGAAGCCTTGGGAGCGTCATAAGAAGTAACAGCGGGGCGCGGCATTCGGGAGAGCAGACCACCAACCCCCACCACTCGCTCTTACGTATGTCGCGCCCTTCTTTGGAGGGGTTATGGTTAAGATTCCAGAGTTTGAAGATTTAACATTACGCGCCATCGATAACGTGCTGGAGAACTCTCAAGAAGTAAGGATTCGTCCTTACCTTGGGGCTTCGGCTATTGGCGACGTTTGCGACCGCAAATTGTGGTTGAGCTTTCGCTGGGTCAAGCGTGGCTTCATCGAAGCCGCTGGCCTGCGCAGAATTAACGATGGACACCGGGGCGAACAGGTAGTTGCAGCGCTGTTGCGGGCCGTACCCGGAATCGATCTTTCCACGGAAAAGGAACCCGGTGTCCAGCACTCGTTTGAAGCCCTAGGCGGGCATTTTCGCGGCAATTGCGACGGTTTGATAACTGGGCTTCTGCAAGATGTACACACATTGTACGTATGGGAATGCAAGATCATCAACGAGCAGAAGTTTAAGAAGCTGCAAAAACTTGTTAGCGCCGATCAGGCTACGGCACTTCGTAACTGGGACCCGGTGTACTACGCACAGGCTCAGATTTACATGCACTTCTTCGGGGCTAAGAAGCATTACTTAACGGCAGGGTCGCCGGGGGTGCGGGATTTAACAAGTGTTATAACGGAGTACGATCCGGGCGAAGCCGAGAAGTTTATCGAAAAGGCTAGGCGGATTATTTTCTCGCCGCACCCGCCGATGAAGATTTCTCGTGACCCAGCATGGCACGAATGCAAGTACTGCACGTTTCACAGTATGTGTCACGAGCAAGATATGCCACGCAATAAATCCTGCCGTACTTGCCTGCATAGCACACCGCTCGAAACAGGCGGCTGGAAGTGCGAATTACATAACAAAGACTTGGATGCTCAGTCCCAAGAACGCGGATGTGACAGTCATCTTTTCGTCCCCGACTTGATCCCCGGTGAACAGGTAAACTCGGGTCCTAATTGGGTCGAGTACAAAATGGGGGACGGGTCTATATGGATCAACACGGCGAAATAGAAGAGGAAGCGATTGCAGAGTTCACTCTGACAGACGAAGACATGCTGATAATTCTAAAGAGCCTTGATCTGTATGGTTACGCCATGGTGATGTCTGAAAACATGGTTGAGCTCATAAGAGTCAAAGCCATTGCAATGAAAATCCTTTCACACTTACCCAAACCAGAACTTAACTCGTGATTACACTACGCCCATATCAAAACGAATCCATCGAAGCTACGCTGCGTTACTTAGGCGAGAATGACGGGAACCCGCTGATCGTGCTCCCTACAGGCACCGGCAAAAGCATTGTCATTGCGGAGTTTTGCCGTCAGATTTTGCAGCAGTGGCCTGATACGAAAATCTTAATCGTCACGCACGTTCGTGAACTTATTAAGCAAAACTACGATGAGCTCAAAACAATCTGGCCCGAAGCCCCGGCTGGCATCAATTCGGCTGGCTTAAATAAGCGCGACTACGACCCGTCGATTGTGTTCTGCGGGATACAGTCCGTGCACCGCAAAGCGTCGAAGTTTGTGAAGGTAGACCTTGTGCTCGTGGACGAGGCCCACCTAATTCCGCGCAAGACGAACACGATGTATCAAAAGTTTCTGAGCAACCTTAAGGTGATGAACCCTCACTTGCGCGTCATAGGGCTTACGGCCACGCCGTATCGACTCGACTCTGGGGTGCTCTATAGCGGTAAGGACGCGCTGTTCGATGCCGTCTCTTACGAGGCCCCGCTTTCGGACATGGTGCGCGACGGGTATTTGACGAAGCTGGTGTCCAAACAGCCAAAGACGCGACTCAAGGTGGAAGGCGTCGGCACCCGAGGTGGCGAGTACATTCAGGGTGAGCTGGAACGCGCAGTAGATCGCGACGACATTAACGAAGCTGCGGTCAAAGAGATTTTGGAGTACGGGAAGGATCGCCGCTCGTGGCTAATCTTCTGCTCTGGCGTTGCCCACGCAACCCACATAGCTGACCTGATCAAAGCCCACGGCATCGACTGCGCGACCATCTTTGGCGACACGGCTCGTACCGAGCGCGACAAGATTATCGGTGACTTCAAGGCTGGCAAGATCCGAGCGATTGCCTCCATGGGCGTACTGACCACCGGGTTCAACGCCCCAGCGGTAGACCTGTTGGCCATCCTACGCCCGACCCAGTCAACCGGTTTGTATATACAGATCATGGGTCGAGGCATGCGCAACCATCCGGGCAAGGATGACTGTCTGGTGCTCGACTTTGCGGGCAACATTGCGCGTCACGGCCCCGTGGACCGGGTTAACCCCAAGAAGCCCCGCCAGAGCGACGGAGAAGGCGTAGCGCCGACTAAAACCTGCCCGGAGTGTCAGAGCATCGTCTTTGCGGGGTCGTCCGAATGCCCCGACTGTGGCTACGTCTGGCCACCGAGAGAGCCTGAGATTGAGTCTACGGCGACCACGCTGCCGGTAATGAGCGCGGCTATCCCCTCGCAGTGGGTGCCGGTCAATGCTGTTGCGTACAGGCAACACGTTAAGCCCGGAAGCCCGGTCAGCATGCGGGTCGAGTACCGCTCCGGGCTAGCAGTCTTTCGGGAGTGGGTGTGTTTCGAGCACAAGGGATATCCGCGTGACAAGGCGGTCAAGTGGTGGGCGCAGCGCATGATTGGCCCCGGAAGCATTCCGAAGTCCACCGAAGAGGCGATCAAAACAAGTAATACGCTACTGAAGCCCGTCGAGATTAAGGTTCAAAAGAATGGCAAGTATACGGAGATTGTCGGCTTTCGGTTCCTGCGCGATATGCCGGAGGCAGGCGAGGGGCTTTTTGTACATTCCCGAACGGGGACATAAGCGTGCAAAAGCCGAGTTTTGTTCCATCAAGTGCATGGATAACTACATGATCGACAAGTCACCCAACGAGAAGATCGCTCTCAACGAAGCCTCTGCCGCTGCCGGGATGTTCATCGAAGCCAGCGGGACTTATAACTTTCTGGAGTTCAGGCCAGATCAGTTTGATCAATTCATCGAAGCCATCGTTACGGCTTACGTAGACTCACTCCAGAACCAGCGCGTGGATACTGAAGGGGTCCGGTTTCCCTAGACTTCTTTGCCCCGGAACCACGCTCGTTCGTGCTCAATAATGCACGGCTCTGGTGGCAGCATCAGCCCGTCTCTGTAAGTCAGCACGTAGAACCCGCTGCCCCAATTGAGCGGCCCTGCTTCGGTGTAGTTGAACTGTGGTCCTTTGGGATCAGCCAGCGTCCCACAGTCAATGCCCCAGTGACGGCCACGGTAATCGCCCCATGGCTTGTGTTCCAGCTTATGAAGGTGACCATGCACGTAGTTCACGCCGGACTTCAATACGCTGTTATAGGCTGAATGAATGCCACCCGATACAGGCCGATGCCGTATAACGGTCCACCCCTCTGTCTGCGCATTGATGTGAACGGTCCATCCAGCCCGCCAGCGTGGAAGATAGTCAAGCAAAGTAGACCCGCTCATCTCTTCCAGCTCTGGCGCGTTCTCGCACAGATACCGCTCAAAACGAGCGTCGTGGTTACCAATCGTTCGTATCAACGCAGCCTTTGGAGCAGCACGCTCAATCTCAGCACAACGGTCCTGAACCGCTGCCAACTCGTCTTTAAGCGACGGCTGCTTTTCCCATAGGTTTCGCGGGTGACGGCTGATCCGAGCGCCGTCCAAAATGTCGCCATTCAGAACGACAATAGATGGACTAAGCTCTTTAGCTAACTTGCAAAAAGCTTCGTGCGCCTTAGAGACGATTAAGGGCCAGTAGTGTGCATCTGAGCCCACGAGCACCACGCCGTTCTTGACGTTGATGCCCATTTCTTTTTCATAACGATTTTGTCGCGTTTCAGCCAGCTTATCCAAACGCTCTGCTGTTTTTATTTTTTCGCTGTTGTCGTAATTGCCAGCGGGTCTAGTCTTAGCCTTCAAGCTAATCGAATACTTGCCCTCAAGGTATCGCCGCCGGTTGTAAACCTGTCTGAGAGTAATCCCTGATCGCTCTGCTACCTTTTTGGCGTCTCCCCTACAAGATTCCCATACAAACTTGAATTCTTCATCCGTCAGTATTTGAGGCACTTTGCACCTTTATCCCCAGTTCTTTGCGGCGCTTCCGAGTGGCCCGATCATCACGGGTAGCCCTCCACTCCAAATGGCCGTCGTTTAATCGGTACTCTTCCTTGTGTACCAAAGCGCAGTCGCAGCATTCCGTGTGCGTATAACCCCGGACCCTGTACCACTTCCCGTCCTCAATCTGGACCGGCGTGTACTTGTCCTTCTTATTCATAGGGTTGACTCTACCTGCTTGAGTAGCGTCTTAGCAAGACCTCTTCTGCTGGGGTGTATGCAGCGCCACCTTGGGATCTTTTGACCCGTCTAGCGTTGATGTAAGCCTGAGCTTCCTGCTCATTCTTTATGCCAATGGTGTCCGGGTCGATACCGGTTGCATCCATGAAATTTGTCTTCCACAGCGTCGGATGCCCTTCTTTTTTTAAACGGATTTTTCCGTCCGGAGTATATGAAGGCCAGTGATCTGATTCGTCCGGCAACGCTCCGGACTTAAATGCGGTGAAGTAATCATAGTCAGCCGTCGCTGAAAGATTTGGCTCCTCACCAAACTTACGAACATAATTTCTGAACCAAGGCAGTTTGCGTATTTCGTTTTCAACACGCTGACGCTCAGCATCTACGCTGCCACCATCGGCCATCCCCTTAGCTTCCGCAGTGGGAATCAATCGCGCCAAAACTTGATCGGCGTATTGGCCAACGGTCGGGGCTTTAGGGTTTCTTTTATCTACTTGATTCCGGTTGATGCCTTGTGCAGTAACCGCTTTCGGACCACCGTAATAGGCCGCTGCAATCTTCTCAGGATCATTGTCGTAACGCTTGGCAAGGTCCTGAATCAGAACCACGCCAGCCTCAGCCAAATGAGAGAGATTATCGAAGCTGTAATCTTCAGGGATCATGCCCTTGTTACGCATGGCATCAAACGTGTCACGAGTAATCTGCATCGGCCCCTTGGCACCGGCATAGTTCTCCTTGTCGAGATTTTCTGCCTTACCGGACGAAGACTCCTGCTCGTAGATTGATTTGATAACCGGAGAAAGATCCTCTGCGCCACGACTAGAAATGATGGCATCGATGTCGTAAGACTGACCATCCGCTGCCGACTCGGCTTCGCCTTCCTCACCCGGAACAAGCCCTTCTTCACCAGCAGGCTCTGATGCGCCTTCACTGGCAGCATCGGCTCCCTTATCAGTGGCAAAGGCTTTGTAGATCATATTTGCAGTTACAGCGCCCGTTCCCGGCTTGATGCCAAGGTTGCGCAAAGCCTCATTGGCAATGCGTTGGGCATCCATGATTCCGGTTTCGTTGTCAATGCGGGTCTGAATCGATGCCGCGCGACCGCCAGAACGATCTGTGATGATCTTACGAAGTTCAGTCTCTATACGATCTGCGACTTCTTTACGCTTTCTGGCAAACGCATTTTTTACTTGCTTACGCCCCAAAGCGCCGCCAGTAATAGCAAGGATACCGGCAACAGGAGAGTCATTGGCTACGGCTCCAACACCGCCAGCAATTGCCGCCAAAGCCGCCGCTTGAGCGAGACCGAGCGAAGTATTAAGCGGTATTTTGTTAGCCGCTTCGCTAACAGCAATGAGCGTATCTTCGTCAAGCTCATTCAAAGCCTGAACGCGATCCTTCGCGGCCACTCGGATACTTTCAGCTCTTTCAAACGCGGCACTGGCAATGCGAGAGCGATTCTTCGCGCTTTCTCTCGCGAGCTTGATTCCCTCAAGGCCAGCGGTTGCTTCTTCAAAGGCGGCACGAGAAGGTGCCGTAGCCTTCTCAAATACACCAGCCTCCTCTTGCAACCGAGCTTTTGCAGTCGGGAATGCTTCTAAGAAGTCATCATACTTATCAAGCACTTTGGTGTAGCCAGAGGCTTTGCCGCCAGCCTTATTAACCAAAGCCTCAAGAACAACTTGCTCAATCTCATCCTTGTTCTCGTTGCCGACGAACTTCAGCAGATTGTCTGCGTTGGTCTTGCTGGGGTTGTTGAGCAGCGCATCAAGTACAGACTCAGGATTAGCCTGAAACTGCTCTTGGCTAAACTTCTGGAACGTCGCGGCTTTCTTTCCAACCGAGTTGACCTTCAAGAAGTCGAGAGGCTCCGAAGTCTCAGCGTAAGCTGCCTTGTAATCTTCAAATCCCTTTGAAAAGTTTTCAAGAGTGCTTTCTATTTTAGAAAGGATTCCGTCTCTTGTTTTGCCTTTCAGGGCGTCAAAACCAAGCTCAGGCGTTCCGGGCGCTTGACCAGAAACAAGCCTTCTAATGGCCTCAAGCTTTTCAAAAGAGATAGGAACTTCTTTAAAGACTTCTTTTTCAGTGACGTTTCCAGCTTTGTCAATAACTCGCTCAATCACTCTCTTTTTAGGAGTGATCTGCTCCAAAACCTTATCAATGGCGTCCATTTGAGGCTGAGTAAGATTTCTCAAGCCGAAATCGCCAGTAGAACTTCTGTCCTTCAAATACGTAACCAAATCCTCAAAAGACTTAGTGGAAGTAATGAAATCGCCAACAGACTCTCGTTCTTTAGCAGCGGTGAAAACGGGAATTTCATCGCCAGACTCAAACTTGCCAATGGCTTGATTGCGAGCATCCAAGTATTTTTTGCGCGCAGACATGACCACATCACGCAGTCGCTGCCCGAGCTCCTGCTTGCCGCGAGTCGGAGTCAGCTCAACTGTTTCAAGAGCTTTTGCCTCAGCTTCTTCAGCCGCTTTCTTTCGCGCAAGCAAAGCCTGACGCTGCTGTTCAAGCGCAAGCTTCTGCTCAGCTTCAGCAGCTTTAATACGATTCCTTTCAGCTCTAGCTTCGGCAGCGGCTTTTTCTGCTTCAGAAAGTTCTGCTGTTTCAGGAGCGCCACGCTTCCGAGCAATCTCTAGCGCAGCCTTTTCTTCTTCCGTAACAGGTGTTGTAGGGACGCCACGGATTCGACCAGTAAGCCCCGCGCGAACAGAACGCGCAAAGTCCGTGCCGCCTCTTACTATAGGCCCTATGGCTTCGCCAGCTAAGCCAAGACCGCCTTCAATCAAAGCAGCCTCGCCGCGAGGCCCTAAGCCAAAGATCCCCTCTTCGCGGGGCTTCTCAAGAACAAGATCGCTTAACTTCGGTTCCGGAGCGGAAGGAGTCACAGCATAAGCCTGACCAGCTTGCCCCGCAGCTTGTAAAATCGCCTGAGCCGCTTTGGATGCCACTGGGATCTTAGAGACAAGTTTAGCAGTGGTCAGCGCCGGAACGAGCTGCGGAACAATCTTGCCAGCTTCGTATGTTTCTTTTACCGGAGCCTTTTCAGCCAGCTTTTGTTCTAATGCGCGCAGCTCCCGAGAGGTTTCAGTTTCTCCAAAAAGACCGGTGAGGCCAGTTGCAATGTCGAGAAAGCCACCGGGGATGCTCATTAAACCGCTGACGCCGCGTCCGGGGCTAACGTCGGTTGGAGTGCGCACATCACGCGGAAGCATCGGAAATCTTCGCCGATCAGCGGGCGCAGCAGGTGTAGGCGCAGGTGCAGCAGGTTTAGCCGCAGGCTTCTCCCCAGCCAGCATCTGTAACGTGGCATCAGAAAGCTTGGAGTAATCGCCACGCGACAAAGCTTCCAGCTCTTCATCTGAAAGCTTGCTGTAGTCAATGTCAGCCATGTATCAGCCCCCTTTGGCAGCGCGGCGACGGGCAAGTTCCTCTGCGGCTTTTTGCGCAGGCGTCTTGGCAGCACCAGCAGGCGCTCCCCCACCAGCAGGCTTCGGCTTTTGTTCGCCTTTTGGTTTTTCAGGCGGAGCCTCCCCAAGAATGGACTCTACGCTTTCGCCAGCATCAATCCTTCTAAGCTGATCCGCAGTCAAAAAGTCATTGGCCGTATAAGGTCTAAAGGTATATCCCTTTATAGTGCCTTTTTCACCAAAATAACTCATCGCGCGATTCTTTTCGTCTGCAACGATTTGCATTTGACGAGACAAAAGCTTTAAACGATTTGCGTTTTGCCACTCTTCAAGACGCGGATTATAAGCTCTCTTGATAAGAGCAAGTCCTTCTTGCTGAGCAAATTGACCGCCAAGGATGGCGCGAAGGTCTGTCTGAACAACAGACTCCACAACATCTTTAACATCCTGAGCTTCAGGGAAAAGAACAGAAGAAACAGTCGGAAGATTCTCAAGAGTATATCCAACAATTGCTCCGCTGAGATCTTTTCTTTTCCCAAGCTGAGAAACAACATCGTTGATTTTTGAAATGCGCGAAGCAGCCTGCGCACCTTTACCACCAACAACCCAATCGGCGTATTCAGCGCCAATCTTCTTGTCAACTTCTTTTTCACCCGGACCTGCTTCAGGAGCTTTCTCTTCCCGCTTTCCGCCTAGATAAGCAATGCGCGCGGTAATTTCGTTATACTGCTTTGCTTGAGCAGGATCACTAATATCAAGATTGCCTCTAACTCTTTGCAGCCTAGTGATTTCATCCTCTTTAGCCGCAGCACCGGCGCCCGCTCTCTGGGCGCGCAGCAACTGCGAAGCCAGAGTAAATCGCTTACCCGCTTCTTCCTGACCATACTTGGCCGCAAGCTCATCAAGCTTCAGAAGATCCAGCTTTTGTTTAAGCTCGGCTTCTTTACGGGCTTTTTCTTCGGCAGAGCCATACTCGCCTACGTCACGCAGGAAGGTGTACAGATTCCGTCGCTCATAGAAACGCGGATCAGTACTTTCTTTAGGCTTCGTCAAAGCCTGAGCTAGACCCTGCACATATTCGCCTCGGGTCTTTTGAGTTGGCTGAGACTCTAAAATTTTTCTTGCTTTTTGAATTTGAGCAAGAACGCCGGCCTCTCCGGCGTAAGCTTTGTTGTAAGCCTGCTGAGCGGCTTTGTATTCTTCAAGCGCGTACTTGGAAACTTCAGGCAATGAAGAAAGAGCGTTTTGCTGAGCCGCAGCCGTAATGCTGGCAGTCTCCTCGCCTTCTTCCTCTTCAGGACCTAACCCGCTAAGGCCAGAATCAAGCTCTTGATTTTCGTCATCCATGGTTCAAATCTCCGAAAAATATTCTGAGCTTGTTAACCGTCTGTCATTTTTGACGTATTAGTGCCGCCAGCCCCGCTTGACCCACTAGGGAGGTACTTCTTAATAAGATCAATAATGTTGGCAACCCCAGTCGCGCCAGTAATAGCCTTCTCAATTGCCGAAGGACCTCCCGGCTGTGCAGGTGTCGCAGTTGTTTGAGTAATCGTCGTTTGCGGCAAACGAACTCCCTGAAGCACATTACCCAAGAACTGAACTTGTTCTTTCGGATACGCTTCCTGACGCAAGAAGTCCTTGTACGCCAGCTCAAGATTGGCTTGTTGCATAGCGCGCTCTTTCTCGCCTACGCCGCCAATCGCACCGGCACCGGTCAAGCCCAACCGCTGAGCCTCGCCCGCCATCTCGCCATAACGAGACGCAAGATCCTGAAGCGTTTTGGCTTCGCCAAGCCCCAACTGACCCGCCGTGCCTGCAAGCGTTGCCATCCGGCCCACATCGGTTCCGTAGATGTCCGCAGCCGTTTTGTAGCCAGACTCAAGAGCCTTAGCCTGTTCTGAAAGCACCGCCTCTTGAACATCACGCAGCGCCCGCGCACCAAACTCGCCCATGCGAGTCGAACCGGGGCCGGGTCCAAACTGGCCAGCCTTGATGAACTCTTCGCCCACCGCCGGGAGATACTTTTCCTGCAACTGCCGGACACCCTGCTCCGCGATCTGATTGACCACGTTCTGGGTGTAGGGGCTCATGTATGCCCCAACGGCTCCGGGGAATGTCTGGCTGGCAGCAGATAAGAAAGGCTGCGCAACCCCGAGTGCACTCACCCCGCCTGCTTGGCCAAGGGTGGCTCCCGCCTGCCCTAAAAACGGCTGATAAGCGGTTGCAGCCTGCTTGGTGGCTTCAAAGCCAGCTTGCTCGGTCGGAGTGAACCCGGCGATACGCGGTCCGGTGTACTGCGCATACGGAAGGTTAGCCGCTGCCTGAGCGCGGCCCAGCATGTCGGTCGTGTACTGGGTATACCACTCGGGCAACTGCACCTGAGAGGTGCTGGCTGTAGTGCCCGGTGTCGGGGCGCTTCCTTCAAACAGAAAGTCAACTGCGCTCATTAGGTCAACCCTCCGCCCATGTACTTTTCGGGCGACTTAGCGTTCGGACTAATTTGGCCACGCGAGAGGGCCTGACCCTTGTGCCTGCGGATATTAGCACGGAACTCGTCAAGTCTCTTCGCCCCCTCCTTGGTCGAGCCGTCTCCCAACAGCGCCAAGGTCTCAGCGTCAATTACGTACTCCCCATCGCTGAGCAATGCCGGGATCTTGTCATCTCGACCGGAGCCGGGGCCGTCCACGTACCGCGAACTGTGACTACCGCCATGGGAGTAGCCGGTCAAGCCGCCATAGGCCATAGGTTTGTTCTCATCCGGCGGGTTAACGTCTGCTGGCGGAGGCGGTTGAACCGGCTTTTCCAACTGCAAGCCCTGCTCAAAAAACTTGGCCTCCGGTCGGGTGCCGTAGGTGTAGTAGTCAATGTCCGGGCGCAACTGCTGCCGGGTGTAGGTGTACTTCGGCAACGCGCCGCCCATGCTCGGCACCGTTGGAGTGGTTACCGGAGCCGTAGGAGTTTTTGATCCTGCCGCGCCCAAAGCTCCCAAAATCTTTAGGAAGTTTTCAAGCGTGCCGTACTTGTCGATCAAAGCCTGAAGCGGATTCTTTTCTTCCGGCTTCTTTTCATCCGGTTTTTTATCTGAGGGAGGCTCTTCTGGCTTTGTAGGTTCAGGAGGCGTCACCGTACCCGGAGGAACAATAACTGGCGGAACTGTTACATCAGGTTTGGTTGGTCTAGTTCCTTCAACAACCACTTCCTCCATTGGAGGTTCTTCTGGAACACCAGCATCAACAGGTCCCGTAGTCGGCGGAACTACTGGAGGAACGACAACATCTGGCTTAGTAGGTCTAGTTCCTTCAACAACCACTTCCTCCATTGGAGGCTCTGTAGGCGCACCGCCAGCGACTGCTCCAGCTCCAACAGTTCCAGCAACAACGCCACCAAGAGGAGGCGTAACAGGTTTTGTTCCTGTAACTACTACCTCCTCGGTAGGCGGTTCTTCTGGGGTTGTTGGTTCTTCCGGAGCAGTTGGCTCTTCAGGCACCGTAGGCTCTTGAGGAGCAGCGGGCTGAGTGCCCGGAAGTGCTCCAGCAACAGGCGCAACAACGCCACCAAGAGGAGGAGTAGTTGGTGCTGTTCCTCTAACAACAATTTCCTCAATGGGAGGCTCTGGAGTTGTTGGTGCTGACGGCGTTGGGGGCGCACTAACAGGCGCAGCTCCCGCTCCACTTAATCCACCAATCGTTGCTCCAGTCGCTCCAATCAAAGCAGCAGCTTGTGGAATTGTTAACCCAAGTTTTGTTGCAGTAATAACAATTTCAGGAAGAGCACTTGCTGCTAATGCTCCGCCAGCACCAGCCGCTCCCGCAGCGCCAGCGGCACCAGCAGCCCCTGCTCCGGCGGCACCTGCGCCAGCCGCCCCTGCTCCGCCAGCCCCAGCCCCGCCAGCAGCGCCAGCCCCACCCGCAGCACCAGCGCCGCCCAATGCGGACAATGCGCCTGCACCTAAGACCGCCGCTCCACCAAGACGAATGATGGCGTCAATAGCGGTGAGTGGCTGTTCGTACTTAAATGCCGACAGCGGCTCAGGATACCCGTTTTCAGAAATTTGCCCGCGATTTGGATCAAATTTAAAATCTGAACCACGATAGTCCGGCGGAATAGCTTTGTAGAAAGCTTTCATTTCTTCCGGAGTAAACGGCTGACGCAACTGCTGAAGCCAACCGGGGCTCATCATCTTGTCTACGACGCCCTTCTCTTTGGCAACGTCAAATGCTTGCTCAAAATTGTTTGCCTTTAGCAGATCGCTAATCGGCTTCATCACATCATAGTCAGATTCCACCTTGGCAAGCGCGCCAAGATCGCGTTCAGACTTTGCCTTGATGGCTTCTTCAATTCCCGGCTGACCGGCCAACGCTTCAAAGCCAGATTTGAATAGCCCTTGAGTGGGATCAACTGCGGCTTTCTTAGCCGCCTCCAAAGCGCCTTCTTCGTACAAAGCGCCTTGACCGCCTACTGTACCCGGAGCCACGGCTCGGAAATAATCAGGAACAGCAGCGCCACTAGTCCCAGCGCCACCAAATGCGGCATCGCCAACGCCAAAGCCTTTAAGCAATGTCGGATCAATCAGCGAAGCCAATGCCATCGCTTTCTGGCCAGCATCAAAGCTGCTAAGAGCCGGAGGTATCGGAGCCGACTCCTCATACGGAATGTCTTCTGGATAACTCTCTTCCGGAATGATTGGAACAAAGTCTTCTCGCGGCACATAAAAGCGATCTTCGTCCACCTCGCCGCCATCAGCGAAGCCTTGCGAAAGAGGTCCGTAGACAGCCTCTTTGGGGTCCGGCGTTTCACCGTAGGTGTAGTAATTGGCCATGGTTCACCTAGTCCAACATTTGATAAAAGCGAAGTGCCCACTCGCGCCAGTCATTGAACTGGTAAGGCGACGGCGGATTGAGTTGCGAAATACCGTTGATACCGACAAGTCCCGCAGCCCAGTCTTGCCAGCGATCCGGGTCATAGAGCTGCGGAATGACAGCATAGTCATCCAAGTCCAAGCAAAGCGTATCTGCCCAGTACTGCAAGTCTATGCCACGCGGGTCTACGATACGGTGCGTCATGGGTTCTCTCCCAAGATCGTACCGGTCGCTGGTTCAATGTGCGCAATGACCTGACCCATCTGGTAGTTACCATTCAGGGTGTTGCTCTCAAACCGGAAGCGCAACTCGCGACGAATCTCGCGGAAGTACACCAACTGCTGCTGCTTCTCGGTGGGCGTAGCGTAAATGGTCTGCGGATCGCTCGTGACTTCGGCTGACTTGGCGTTGGCGCGACCGGTAACCTGTACGGTCATGTTGCCTGCCTGCACAAAGTCCGGCTCCAGATACTCCACTCGGATCGCCATGTTCTGCGGGTTTTCGGAAGCAATCAGCGACATGTCTGCCGTCTCAAAGTACGACTGCACCGGGCGAATCTGATCACCGTTAATCTCATCAGTACCGTACTCGTGCTGCCACACCACGTAGCCCTTGGGGTCGTTGATGATGCGCGGATTGCCATCTTCCGTAATGCGCAGTTCGGTGTTTTGTACGCCACGATATTGCGTGGTTTCGGTATCAATGACACCAATCACGAGCGGCGAGTTAAAGACCTGCGCATACATGCCCGCAGAGCGACCGCCGTTCGGAAGTTCAGTGTCGTACCACGTTTCTTCGCGCACGTTGTAAATCACCGCATGCGTGCATTCGGTCGCGCTGCCACGCGGGTAACACCACCAGATTTCGCCCCAACGCGGCACCTTAAACGCAAAGACTTTCTGCCGCTGTGCGTAGTTTAGATTGTCGTAGAACCAGTTCAGATTAAGCTGGTTGGGCACTTCGCGTACAACACCGTTGAACATCAAGAAGCGGTCAACGCCGCACCAGAAGTACAAACCATCGTACTCAATCACACTCTTCCCAGGGAGAATGCTTGACTGCGAGGTAATGGTGTCGAAATTAAAGACGGCAGCGCCGCCCACATACGTAGCGCGAACTACGGAATCCAGCGACCAGAAAAGACCAGACGGTGCATTGCCCGCGCCCGCGCGAAGCGGTAGTCCTTTGACGATCTTCTGGCTTGTAACTCGCGCAGATCCGGCATCGCCGCCAGACCAGTCATCCGTATATCCCGCGCGACTCCACTGCACAAAACCATCAGAGCCATACGCAAAGACATACGGCGCTAAGGCAACGATACCGCCAGAGACCGTGACGGCTGACACTAGATCAAGCGGAGCCGTGCCGTTGTCGTATCCGCGATACAACGCGCCGTTAGCATCTGAAGAAATGTCTTCAATGTCGCCAGCCACATGCGCCAAGATTTCGTTCTGGCTTGTTGTGGTGTTAAACGCCACATCAAACATCCAGTTGGCATTGCTATTGCTGACGTACCCGCCGTTGGTGCGGTTGGTCACAATGCTGCTCAGTCCGTTTTGACTCAGGCGAAATCGAAATACACCGTCCTGCGTCCCAATATGGACATAGGTATATCCATTATGATTGTGAACGTGCATGCCACGCGCAATGCCGTCCAACCGATCTTGAAGTGCACGAAAACCGCCTATCTTTCGAGGAAGCCCGCGCTGAAAACGGACCCATTGTCCGTCAACGTAAAAGTTGCCCTCAAACTTCGTACCGTCCCGTTTGATACCGGGTTGCGGACGAATGATGATCGGCTGCAAAGGCATCAGTACGTGCCGCCCTGAATCGGATCAAGTCCAAGCGCAATTTGCGCAGCCGTAGTGCTAGCCGCAGTGAATACCGCATCGCCTACTGTCGTAGCGCCAAGGTTTGTTCTAGCGCCCGATGCCGTGGTTGCTCCTGTACCACCCTGAGCCACGGTTACCGGGATGGCAATCGTTGCCGTATCTGCGTCCACCACGTTAGTGCCATCGCAGTACAGAATAGCCCGTGCGCCTTGAGCAACGGTGACTGCCGGAGACTGCGCAGCCGTCTTGATGCCCAGCGTGTAAGAACCGGTTGTCTGATTGCTAATCCAGTACTGCTGGGCAGTCGTCGGAACAATGATGTCGCGATTACCAGTCAAAAGCCCAGTAAAGATGTAAGCGGTTTTGTTAAGTTCCGATACCGTGAGCGTGTAGTTACCGCTGCCTGCAATATCAATCTGAAGCACGCTGAAGGCGTATACCGCAGACTGACCAAAGCCAATCGTCCAGAACTGCACGCCATCCGTTACGATGATGCAGGAGTCTCCGGGCGAAAGCGTAAGCGTAGTCGCGCCGTTGATGTTTTCCGAGCTACTCGGATCAATCGTCAGATCGCCCGTACCGCCATTGCGAATCTGCACAAACCAATCGTTGCCAAGCGTAGGCGCTGCGGTCAGAGAAAGAGTCCCCGCACCACCCGTCCAGATAAATGCCTTGGATCGGTCGCTGACCCCCGCCGTGTAGTTGCTGCTAAAGGAAGAAACTTCAATCGACTGGTTAAGCGTCGTTGCAATAGCTTTAAGACCAAGGCCTGCCAAACTGGCAGCATTGCTTGCAGAGGCAGACGCACCGTACTGAAACGAACGCCAAGTGCCCGAAGCCGTGCTGTTGTCAGTCAGGTAGATCTGAAAAGTGCTGCCCGAAGTCGGTGCACAGATTTGAGTGCCAGTACTGGTCTTAACGGTAAACGTGTTGGAGCCGACGTTGTTAAACAATACCGTCTGCCCAGTACCGGCTTCGGTCGCATCCGGCATCGTGATGACAAGGCTCGTCGTCGTGGCATTAACGTCCATGATGGACGCGACCACATCATTCGTCGGAGCCGTCTCAAGCGGCCAGTCCAGCGCCTGATCAATGGTCAGCGAGACATAGCGATAAGATACATCGCTGGGGTAAATGTTCGTCCCGCCGAAAGTATTCGTATAAGTAGTCACGGTTTAAGCCTCCCGGCGATTCACAGACCGGTCAACGATCTTCTGAAGATCCTCGCCATTGAGCGCGGCCAATGAGCGGTCATAGTAGGACTGCCACAACTGCACCCGCTGGTCATCTTTTACAAAAGGCGTAGCCTCAACCAGCGACCCGTATAGGAGCAGATTGGGCGCGTACTCAGACAGCCAGTTAGTCTGCGTCACTTCGTCCAAAAGCGGCGGCAGTTCGTAATAGAGCACTTCCATCGGATAGTCGGCATCCGGAGTCGGCCCGAAGATCCAGAAGTTGTAGTTGTAATCCGCGTAAAACTCCGGCTGATCAGTCTGGGTCTCATTCGGCCAGTACTGCCGGATGTACTCGTAGGACCGAGCAAAGACTGGCGTGTGGGTGTTGTTGTTAGCCCCGGTGCCAATGTTGATGCTGATTGTGTCGCGCCACCGGTCGGGCTTCGGGTACACCGCCACCCCAGACTGCATGGTCGTATTGACCACCCGCTGGAAGCCCTGAATCTTCAGCTCACGCGCAATCCGGCGTTCCGCCAGCGTAATCAGCCGGGGAATCTGCTCATAGACAATAGGGTCGGTCGCCCCGCCGCGCTCAAGGTAGTTGCGGATGTCCGACTGCAAACTGGTAAATGTCATTGACGCAGGCATATCAATCTCCTAAGTCCCGCGTCTTACCAGTCGGGGCAAGACTATTTGGGCGCGATTATAACAACTTACGACAAGTATAGTCTCTGCTCATCCAAACGCCGCTTGACCAGCCCCGGAAGCACCCGCCCCCCGGCCTTGGTCCATTTCATAAACTCCTCAGCCGCCTCTTCAAACTCACCCCGGTTGGTCTTCATCCGCAGCCCAGAGCGTTGCAAATTGCCGAGGCCGACGTTGAAACTGAAGGAAACCAGAGCATCGAAGCGGCCTTGGCTATCAAGAGCAGAAGGGCAATATCGGGCCACGCCGCGCTCAAACCGGCCAAGGTCTTTAGCCAGAATAGCGTCCACCTCGTCCATGCCGAGGACACGGTTCCAGCCATCGGGTATCGGTAAATTGCGCCTTTCTTCAAAGGGCACCTTTGCATGCGCTGGGTCTATGACATGGCCCACGCCAACCGTCCACAAAAGCGCCGGACAACGGTAAGGCTTGAGCCGGACGCCTTCATGGTGTTTTATGAGTTTGATGGCTTCAGGACTCGTCTTCACGACTTGCGGCCAAACGCCTGCGTCCCAAACCAAAATGCCACGATGCTGCTCAGAATAAGCATTTCATCATCGCTAAAGACGTTTTCCATAGCGAGCGCAAAAGGCGTACCTTGGTTCCATGCGTACCAAAGCCCTGCGACATTTAGCGCCACCAGCTCCAGCACAAAAATGTAAGTCACAACCGGACGCACCGATGCCCGAAGGTTAATGACCCACTGGCTCGCGCCTTCACCAATCTTCATGTCGTGCTGATAGAGGGCCACGCGCTCTTCGGCCTGCGCCTGAATCTGGATCTGCTCGGTCTTAATCTCTTCAATCTGCGCTTGAGCCTGATAGCCCTTGGCCAGCATTTCCAGCTCACGCTCCTTCTGCATTTGAAGGATTGCAATCTCGTGCTTCTTGTCTTGCCGGTCTTGGAACAACGTCAAGATCTTTGGGAGACCGCCTGCGAGAAACGACAAGAAAGTGCTAACCATTGTCATCATTTGGAAGCCCTCACCACATCGTCGCCCTTGGTGACGGTCACATGATCGCCCTCAACGTCTACGCGCATCGGCATCTCTTTGCGATCAAGCCGGTCAAGCTTGGCAATAAGGTCTTCAATGACCTTGAACTCAGGCTTGTCTTCCTTCTCCACCGTTCCGGCAATGCCGTTTAGCATCGAGATCAAGGCGGTTAGCGAAGCACCGAGCAGGCCCATGACAGCAGCAATTTTTTCGCCGTCAAGAAAGAGGCTTGCAACTACGCCGATGAGAACGATGGCAGTAATGTACTTCAGGCCATCCTTGCCAATGGCTTTACCGGCAACGTCTTTAGCAGACGACTCAGCTTCAAGCCGATTTAATTCAGCCTGAGCCTGCGCTTTGAACAGTTCAATATCTATTGGTTCGCTCATTTGTCTTGCTTGTTCTCAAGTCGGTCAAAGATGAGTCGCAGCATGGATTTGATCTCGTCAATATCGCGCTGGAAGTGATTTTGCGTAACGTAAGTCAGCGGCATGTTGCGAACATCCTCGTCCAGCTTTTCGATTGAACGAGAAATGTTATTCAGAATCCAGCCGCCACAAACGCCAGCAATTCCAATGGCAATATTAAATAGAACTTGGAAATCCATCATTAAACACCAGAAATTACAGAGCTAATAGATTCAGAGTCTGAAACCACCCACGTAATGGGTTCAGATCCAGAAGAAAGTGTAAATGAATCAACGATGGGCAGCGTGATGACTAAAGATTCAGAAGACTCCACCACCTCCGCCGTCTGCGGGTACTCGCATTCTACCCACGCCATCTCACCGTGGTTCCAGTTCCATTGGTAGCCGGGACGATCCTCGGGCTTCGGATCACGCACCACCCACTCGGCGTTCTCCCACCTGACTTCCTTGCCTTCCGGTGCCTCGGGCTTTGCCGGAACCTCGTACCAACCCTTATTGTTGTCGATCTGCTCGACGGGGTAGTGGCCTTTAAAGCTGTACAAAGTCATGTGTCACCTTACAGGGTCAGGAACGCCGTGGTCGGCGGGGTGAAGTTGCTGGTGTAACGGGCGATGCCTTTGGTGATGCGGAGGTCGTCGATGTAGCCAAAAATGTAATCTAAGCCACCATCAGATGCTGCGCCAACCAAAAACGCACTATTTGAACTTAAAGAGTTTGACGTAGTTTGTGTACTGCCGATTTGCACACCGTTTACAAACGCTTTTAATGATGAGCCGTAGCGAGTAAACGCTATGTGATACCAAGTATTCAAACTTAAATTCGCGCCAGAAAAATCAAACTCCGTACTTAGAGTACCGTTGTTTCCGGTTCCAAATCTTAAAGAGGCTCCACTACTTAAAATACGACCTTTATATGCATAACCATTTCCACCATCATTCCATTTTGCAAACAAATGCGGATTAGCATTTGACCAAGATGTTACATAAACCCAACATTCACAAGTAAAATCGCCAGTTCCAAGATTTAAGTCTTGATTATTTCGAGCATATAAATAATCCCCCGTCCCATCGAAGTACATCGATGAGCCGCCGAACTTGCTCTGCGTCGTGCTGATCTGCGCGTTGCCGACCGTCTCCAAATCGTTCTTGGACGTAGCGTCGTAGATGCCTGCGTTGGTCATGTTTAACAAAAGACTGGTATTAGCAATCGCAGTAAGCGGCGCGGTCGGAACAGTAAGCGTTGAGGATGACGGCGTGTAAACAGACGCTCCTTTTACCAACCTCAAATTGCTGATGTATCCAAGTGTGGGATATCCAAGCGCGTTGTATTCACCAACATACGGTGTTGTAAAACTTATGTTAGAAGAATATGCAGCGTTTGTATAAGCGCGAGTGCCGTTGCAATACATCGACAGCGTTGTTCCCGAGCGGCAAAGTGCAATATGGTTCCATTGATTTGCAAGGAACCCTGCGGTTTGCCCGCTGAAAATATTTGATCCATTGTAAAAATACAAATACCGAGGGCCATTTCCGGGGTCATAACCAATTTGAGTACCGGCGTTATCCGCGGAAGATAAATAAATTCTAAAAGTTAAATCGCTTGGATAAATCCAAAACTCAACACAGAAATCGCCTGTTCCAAAATTGAACGCAGCGTTGTTGGGGCCAACCAAATAATCCCCACTCCCATCAAAATACCCGCTGCCGCCATACGTCGCCGCGCTCCACGAAGCCGTGGGGTTGAACGGGGAGAAGGCTTGCACCGATACGTCACCGTTGCGGGTGATTGTGAAGTTGTTGGTGCTATTGTCGATGAAGCGGTTGCTCTGACAGGTCAGCAACGAGGTGTTGGTGATGGCTGTGAGCGGAGTGGTTGGAGGCGTGAAGTTAGCCGTGTAGACGGCGGTGCCTTTGACTACTCGGGCATTAGAAATATATCCAAAATAATAACCGCTATTTGTTCCAGAATACCCCATTTTTACAGAACCTTGCGTTGTATACGCTTGGTTTGTAGTTTGAGTTCCGACTGCAGTGCCGTTCTTGTAGAGTGTGATGGTTGATCCACTTCTTACAACAGCAACGTGAAACCACGTATTTAGCGTTAATACAACGGAATCAACTATTCCGGTGTTTCCAGAACTATCATACCAACGAAGAATTCCGTCCGCGTTCGTACCAACCCACCACCTGTTAGTGTAGTTACTTAATGCATCTGCCCAAGTAGTTAAAAACGCCGCGTAATTTCCTGAAGTTGCCGTAAGGTAAACCCAGCATTCAATAGTAAAATCGCCAGAAGAACCTAACGTAAAAGCAGCATTGCTTGGCGTTTCAAGATAATCGCCCGTACCATCAAAATAGTTCCCCCACCCCGTCTGCGAGAAGGGCGAGAACGTACCCTGCGTCGTGTTGCCGTTGCGGGTGATCGTGAAGGCGTTGGTGCTGCTATCGAGGAACGTGTTGTTCTGTGCGCCGTTCGTCCCGTTACCCGGCAGCAGCAGCGTGGTGTACTCGTAGTACGGATCGGCAGTCAGCGTGATTGTGCCGCCGATGTCAGGCAGCGCAGCCGTGGGGGGCGTGAAGTTGTAGGCGTAGCGGCCTACGCCCTTGGAGATACGAAGGTCGTCGATGTAGCCGTTGAAATAGTTAGTGTTTCCAGAATTACCATCCACGCCGTAAACCGGACGCCCTGCCGTATTTGTGTAGGCTGTCGTGTCGGCGTAAGTCGCTCCAACTTGCGTACCGTTGACAAACATTTTGGTTTGCGAAGCGACTCGACACAAAGCAACGTGATACCACGTTGATGCGCTCAACGAACTACCAGTAATTCTGTTTCCGGCATTTGTGTAATAAGTAATCACGGCCCCATTCATATAAATGGTTGGCTGCGCCCCATTTGTCGCGGACGGGCGACCGTCATAAATTATCGGGGTTCCCGATGTAGAGTTTAAGTACAGCCAGAACTCAATCGTAAAATCGCCAGTACCGAACGCAAACAAATCCGTAGACGGCGCGTCCGTCACCAAGTAATCCCCCGTCCCGTCAAACGACATCGACCCTGTGCCGTACTTCTTCACGCTGGTGCTGATCTGGGCATTGCCCACAGTCTCGTAGTCGGCCACAGCAGCGTTGTCGAAGATGGCTCCGTTGGTGTAATTAAGGAGTAATTTTACGTCACCAGATGTTGCGCCTTGTGATGTCGTAGTAAAAGGAGATGTTGATGGTGTAAATACAAGAGTTCCGAGAGATGTTGCGCTGGTTTGATAATCTGTAGGAACAGAACCGTTTACAAGTCGAAAATTGCTAATGTAAGCATTTATTGCCGCTAATCCGTTAGTAATGGCACCAATAATAAAATTTCGACCGTCTTGGTTTATGGTGTACGAATTTGTTGTTGTTCCTGTTAAAACGCCATTAACAAAAACTCTTAATCTGCCTGATTGTCTTGTAAATAGAATATGACACCAAGCATTAACTGGCGGCGTAACATTAGAGGACACTCCACCGCCACCACCACCATTTGAATATACTTCTAAACGCGGAGGATTAAGGTATGAATACCAACCATCAGCATTACCAGCTTGATGACAACTAACCCAAGCCTTATCTACAGCAAACGGATAAACCCAACCTTCAAACGAAAAGTCACTAGTACCAAGATTAAATGCTGACTGCACTCCAGCGCTCAAATAATCCCCACTCCCATCAAAGTACCCGCTGCCACCGATGCTGCTGGCTGAGTACGCCGTGGTCGGGTTGAAGGGAGAGAAGGGCTGGACGGAGACATCGCCGTTGGCCGTGATCGTGAAGTTGTTTGTGCTGGCATCGCGGAAACGATTGCTCTGGCAAGTCAGAAGTTGCGTATTGGTAATAGCCGTGAGTGCGGCGGTCG